TGATATACTGTGCGTTTGTCGAACCCGTGTGCGCGTGCTGCGGATCGTAAATGTCGGCGCGGTGGAAGTGCGACGGCATCTCTGCGGTGACCAACGTGTGGGTTTCCGCGCCGCCCCCGGCGCCGAGCGTCAGCGGATTACTGACACCCGCGCCCCAATAGGCCGTCGTCAACCGAGACGTCGCGCCCGCTCCCATACCGTCGACAAAGCCGAGCATGCGCCCACGCCAATCCGGCAGGATGATCTGCTTGGCCGCCAGCCAGTCGGCATTCGGCGAGGCGCCGCGCCCGCCCGAGACGACAAGATTGGGATCGGCACCCCACAGATACTGAAACAGCGACTGGCAGTCGGCGTTGGCGCGCTCGCTCGCGCCGGATGCCGCCTGCCCGATAGTGAGGCCATTGCAGCGCACGAAGCCAGAGATCGTACCTGTGCCGTAGCGTGGCTTGAGATCGCCGGTTGCATAGATCGTGGTCGGATCGACCGTGCCGCCACCACCGCCACCACCGCTGGAGGAGGGGCCGATCACCAGGATGTTGTCGCTGGCGAGTTGCACGATGCCGTTGACGTCCTGCAGCAGGATCTTGATCAACCCGTCATCCAGAAAGAATTGCGGGATGCGGCCTGCGGCATCGAGCGTGATCGGGTTGGGCAACGGGATTGTGAGATCGAGATCCTGAAAGCCGTTCTGCGGCGTCGACACCGTGCCGGCCTGGATCAGGTACAATTTGGCGCCGGCCAGCGGTTGTCCGTAGACGTCGAACTGTTGCGTCATCGAGAGCGGAATGGTGCCTGGCATCTATTGAGGTCTCCCACTGGCTTCCTCGCCGCCAACGCGCGCGATGTATCTGTCGACGCCGCGCAAGCTTTCCATCAGCTGCGGGCTTTTGCGGATGATTTCGACGCCGCGCTTGAGATCATTCGGGTTCTTCGACACCAACAGGTCGGCGATCTTGCGCGCGACGTTGCCCTCGATCTTGACCTTGCCCCTGGTTGCCAACAGCGTTGCAACCCCACTGGCGATCGCGCCGGGGCTTCCGATCGGATTGATGTCGCCGCTCGACAGATAGCCGCCGACGCCGGCACCGGTCCCGGCCAGGCCGAGTTCGGCGAGCTGGCGTGCTGTGGTGGAGTTGCCGGTGACGGCTTTGCGCGCATAGTCCATGATGCCCTCGACGCGCAGATTGGCTTCCAGCTTGTCGGCGCCGTCGCGGCCCAGTGCAATTTGCAGCTTCTCTTTCGCCGCAGGACTGTTGTTGATTTTGTCGAGGATGTTGCGGGTGTCGCCGACCTGGCGCAGCGTGTCGATGTACTTGGAAACAAAGCCGTCCTGAAACAGCTGCTTCTCGGTGTCCGACATCTTCCCCAGGGCGGCCCGAGCCTCTGACGCCGACATGTTCTTGCCGACGAAATTCTGCCCGGCCTGAAGTGCGTCGTCGGCGTTGAAGAAATGCGCCGCGCCTGCGCGTGCCTCCTGATAGGACGGCACCAGCTCGTCCAGGTGATCTCGCAGGATCTTGGCCCAGGACTGCGAGTTGCGATCGCCCTGGTCGAGGTTGCGCTTGACGATGTCCCAGAACTGAAGGTTCGGCGTCATCGAGGAGCCGTCGGGATTGCTCATCAATTTGAGCCGACCGGTTTCATCAAACGCGAAAGGGTTCTTTGGCGGCGTGAAGCCCATCTTGGCGGCCTCGCTCTTGGCATTCACCATCGCCATGCGGATCGCGCCCTGGACTTCCGGCGCCTGGGTGATCTGTTCCAGCGTGTCATTGAAGGGAAGATTGGCGCCCTCGCTGTAGGCCTTGCCGTAGGCCGGCTTGTTGACGGTCTTGGCGGTCGCCGCCAGGGCGTCGGACTGTGAGGCTGCGTCGGGATAGTGGAAAGTGTCGCGCAGCCAATCGGTAACGCGCCCGGTCTGACCGTGGTAACGGTCCTGAATGGATTGTTCGAGAATGGCGCGGCCTTCCGGCGATTGATTGGCCGCCGATCGCGCCACCGCGCGGGTGCCCTCGCCGCCGAGATCCATCACCCTGCCCTGGCCGCCGCCCTCGATCGTCGGCGCGGCGCCTGGCGTGGCGAGATCAGGCGGCTGAACCTGGAGCCGCCTTTCGGCCTGCGGGTCGATCGCACGATCGCGCTCGATCGCCATCGCCACCCGTCGCGCTGCCTCGCCTTCGGGATCGCGATAGCCGCGCACCGTGTTCCCGATTTTCTCCGCGATCGGAGCGATCACCTTGCCGGCAACATCGAGGATCGGTGTGGCAACGCCGCCGACGATACCCCCGACCACCCCGCCCTTCACCGCACCCGTGGCGCGTTCGCCCAATGTCTCGCCCTCGCCAGCCCCTGAGAGCGCGCCGGATGCGGCGCCCTGCAGTGCGCTGATGCCTGCCCTGGCACGCAGCGGCAGCGTGGCTGCACCTCCAGGGATGGCGGCAGCGCCAGCGAGCGCGCCAGTGATGTTGCCGGCTGCGGATGTTACCGGATGTTGCTCTTCGCCTTCCTTGACCGCAGTCCTGAACTCATCGCGGCCTTTCGCATAATCCTCCTGGGCCGACGGGTCCAAGCCGGTGAGCGCCGAGAAGCCAGTGCGCGCGGCGCCCGCCAGGAGCCTGGTCGGGATCGGGCCGATCGTCTCCGGTATGTGGGTCGATGCCGCGTTGCGCAGGCCCGCGATTTCATCACCGAGGTTGAACGAGGCGCCCTGGATCGCGGCACGGGCAAAGGTCTCGCCGTGGCCGCGCGGCGTCTGCTTTTTCTCTTCGAGCTTTTTCAGGATCAGATCGTCAAACATCCCGGTCTGGGTGTGCGGCGCTCTGGCCGGCGCATCCTCTCTCGGTTGACTTCCTCTCGCCTGTGCTTCCGCGACCAGATCGTCAAAGGCGCCCATTATTTCTATTCCAAAAATTTCTCATCAATGCCGGCCTGCTTCAACCGATCGACCACGGCGGCGCGCGGCACTTTCTGTGCAAGCGCCAGGCGCGCATCTTCCAGAATAGCGTCAGCCTTGGCGCCGAGGCCCGACGACGGTGGCTTCAATTCCTCAGGCACCGGGATCAGCGGCAGACCGCCGCGTGCCAAGATGGTGTTGACGCCCCTGATGTTGGCGCGCGAGATCACCGGGAAATCCTGTTCCTTGGAAATCCGGTCCCAGGCCTTCGGCCCCACCGCATTCTTCCAGCGGTCCTGCAGCGCCTGCACCTTGGAGTACATTGCCATCGCCTGGGTCGCGAGACCGCGATCGCGCGATTGCTGCGACTGTGCGGGCGTCATGGTCTCGATGTCGCGCTTAATGTCGCTCTCGGTACCGCCGACGCCGCGATAGAATTTGGTGCCTTCCTCCGCAATCCTGCCGAGCATGGTGTTGTATTCTTTCAGGTCGGGGTCATTCTGGTTCTCCAGGTACTGGATGCGCGCCTTGTTGATGGCTGACGTTGCCGGGCCGAAGCCGGCGGGGCCGCCGAGTTTTTGCGAGGTGTCGCTGGCATGCAAGAGATGGCCGATCGTGGTGCCACCGGACACGATAGTCGAGGCTGGCGAGTTCGGGCCGCCCGCGATGAACTCTTTGATTGCAGCTGCCCGTGCGGGCGCGTAGGCGGCGACATAGGTCGGATCGTATTGTTTGGCGTCGGCGAGCAATCCCTCACGATGCCCGCCGACGATCGATAGCTTGTTCGGGTCGATTGAAAAGTCGGTGATGCCTTTCACCATCGCGGCGCGCTGCGGCGGCAACGTCTTGATAAAGTCCTCGCCGGTCAGTGTCGACTGATCGACACCGGTTGAGCCTTTCGGCGGCGGGATATCGATCGGACCTTCCGGTCCTTCGACTGGTATCCGCACCACGCGCTCTGTGCCGGTGGATGGATCTTTGATGGTCTTGATTTCAAAGGTCGGCTTCGGGGGCCTCGCCAATGCGCCGCCGGCTGCGATCCAAGTCATAGCTTCCGGCGTCTTCGGATCGATGCCGGCAGCGACAAGTTTCTTGGTTCGAGCCTCAGGGCTGTCTTCGTCGTAAGTGCCCTGCGCGCGGGTTTCTGCGGCTGCGGCGCGTTTATCTTGCTCTTGACGATAGTAATCGAGAACCTGATTGCGCTGATCCTCGCGCTGTTGCTCGATGCTCTTCTGCTGAAGGTTCAGCCCGATCGTCGCCAGTGACGGCACGCCCGATTTCAACAGCGTCTGCATGTTGGCTTGCGGATCGGCGCCGAGCTGCGACAACGCGCGGCTCTTTGCGGCCTCAGATTGCGCATCGCGATAGACATTGGCGAGATTGGCCAGCGGCGAAAAATCCGCGCCACCGCTCCAGGCCTGCGGTGCGGGGAAATTGATCTGGTCGACCATCACTGATTTCCTGAACCGAGTTGAGTAGCCAGCAGAGCGGCATTCCTCTCGCGCCTGCCAGACGTGTCGGCGCTGCGCTCGTAATATCGATTGACGGCAGTCGCGGCCTCCTGCGGTGTCCGCGCCGAGGTCAGCGCGGTGTAGGCCGCACGTTCGGGGCCAAGATATTCGTCACGCATGAAGGCTTGCTGGGCTTCAGTGGTTCGGTAATCAAGTCCTCGATCGGCGGCAAATTTTTGCAGACCGGTGAGACGATCGCCGCGCCACTGCGCGGCGCCCCAGGCCGTATTGGCATCACCCGTCGGCCCCCAGGCCGGAATGCCTGCGCCGCTTTCGGCCTGCAGATTGGCGACCTTGCCGACCGCTTGCTCATGCGTCAGGCCGAGGCCACCCTGGTCCAGGGGACGCCGCGCGAAGTCATACCAGGACTGGACATTGCTACCGCCGCCGGCATTGGCGCTTGGTGCGCCGGATGGCGTCACATAGGGCACGGCGCCCGCATTCGGCGGCGCTGGCGCCGATGGGTCAGCTGGAGCCGCTCGCTGTCCCAGGCCCGCAAGACCGTCGTTCTTTGGCGCCATTTGCTCACCAAGCTTCGCCAGCGGCGAGAAATCAAACGAGCTATAGGCTGTCGGGAGTGGCGCGAACTGGATCGGAGCAACAGTCATTTGAATAGCCCGCCGAGTAGCGAGCCACCAAAGCCAGCACTGCCGCCGCTCATGCCGAGCGTGGCAAGCGACAAGCCGGCGCCGAGAAGATTTTTCGCGCCTGCGGCCTCGCCCGCCGCCTGTAGATTGTTGGCGTTGACATTGCCGCTCAGAACATTGCCGGCAACACCGACCTGGTTCTGCGCATTGGTGTTGGCGAGGTTCGCCAGGTTGGTGTAGCCGGTGCCCTGGCCCTGGGCTGCCGAGCCGATCAGTGCGGCGCCGGTTTGACCCGCGCCGGCAAGCTGGTTCTGCCAATTCTGATATTGCTGGTTCTGAAGGTTTTGCCCGAACGTCAGAGCGTCGATGTCGGCATTGCCGCTGTTGGACATGCCCATCACACCGCGCCTGCGGTTGATCGCATCGAGGCCGGCTGTGACCGCTCCGGTATAGCCGGGATTGTTGGTGAAGGCACCCTGCGCTTCCGTGGTACCAGCTGGGCCGTTGAGGCCGAGCGAGTTGAGATACATGTCGGTGGCGCCGCCATACTTCTGGCCGAGCGTGGAGAGCGGCGAAAAAGCCCCGATCGCGCTGTTGAGATTGCCGACGCCGGTATTGTAGCCTTGCGTCAGAAAGTTTTGCGCCTCTGGACCATAGATCCCCAGCTGTTGCCGGTTGGCATCTGCCGCTTCCTTCTCGGCGCCGCCGCCGAATAGCGTGTCAAAAAATCCGGCCATCTCAGTTGGCTCCCGCCGTGAATTTTTTCGTGGTCGCGTTCCAGATCAACACTTGCCCCGTCGTCATTGCCGCGAAGTTGATGTCGGAGAACAGATTGACGAACGCTGTGAGCTGTTGAAACTTTTCAAACCAGATCGGGTCGACGCCTTCGGGGATATCGACCTGGACGAGTTGTGAAGGCAGCGTGATCTTCATCGCAGCGCATCCACTGCCATATCGGCGCCCATAAACCCAAAACTCACCGAGGCGCTTTCTTTCAGTCGCCAGCGCACGCCCTGGTTTTGCGCCTGGCCCCAGATCGCCGCGCGCACCCGCCCGTCGGTCAGGGATTGCTTGCCGACCTTGACGAAGCGCGGCGGCGACCAGGTCATGCCACCATCGCGCGAGATCTGGATCGAGATGTCAGGATCGGTCTGCAATGGGTCGAGGCCGGTCGCGACACCGACGCCTTTGGTCAAATACAGTTCAATGGCGTTGATGCGGATCTTCTTTGCAAACGCACCGAGCGGCCCGGTCTCGATCGTGATCAACAGGGGATCGCCGAACTCGTCATTGGTCTTGCCGTCGATCACGGCGAGGTTGCCGCTGTTCTGATCGCCGCAGATCCAGAACCCGAAGGCGTTGACCGGAAAAAGCCCGCGCCAGTAGTCGACCAGGTGCGACTTGCGCTCATGCCATTGCTGCAGCGTGGTGTCGTATTCCCAGCACCAGGCTGGCCCCTGGACCGCGACCATGCCGTGGCCTTCACTGACATAGACCGACACCGTGATCTGGGTCCGGTCGGGTTCCGCCTCGATCAAGAGGTCGAGATCCGGCACCGAGATCGGGGTCGGTGTGTAGCCGGTCAGCGTCGAGACCTTGTCGTCGTCACCGACGAAAAATATCCCCTTGCCAAATCCGTCGTCATGGCCGGCGATCGCCGATGGGCCGACAATGCCACGGGCAATGGTCGCGATATAGGAGAAGGGATAGCCGGTGTCGTTCTCGCCGCCCCACACTTCCATGGAGGCGGAACCGCACAACAGCAGCTGGCCGTTGCCGAGCGGGATGGCGCGGTAGAGCGTGTCGGGCTTGCTCTCCGCGTTGGCGAAGTTCAGGCCGTTGATGTTGAGCGAGTTCGGGTCCGAGGCCTGGGTGTGACCGTCGCCATAGGTGAAGATGAAGAACGAGCGATGGAACACCACCGAGTTCGGTTGCCCCACGGTGGCGCCGCCGCTCCCGACCGGATAGGCCGCGATCGCCCCGGAGGCGACAATCACCGCGCCCTCACCAGGGGAGACAATGACGACGTCGGGCGTGGTCGCGTTGTTGCGCGCCATCGTCACCGGCTTCTCGCCGGGGACTGTGCCTGGGATCGCGGTGCCGGCGCCGCCACCTGGCGAAAACTGCCAGAGCGTGTTGTCGATCACCACATAGAGGAGATTGTTGACCAGCAGCGCGCCGCGATAGTTCGAGCCGCCCGACGTTCCCCAGGGACGTAATCCCGGCGTGCGCCAGTAAGCGTAGGGCTTGCCGGCAGTGGCAGGCAGCTGTTCCGGGTAGCAATTGATCAGGCGGCCTCCCGCGGCCTGGGGAAGCCTCCCTGGCGCGTTGAGAACGGGAAACGGGATGTCCACCATCAGAAGTAAACCGTCGTCAAAACCTCGTAGGTCGGCGTCTGCGCGATCAGGTAGCGCAACCGCGCTTCGTGCTGGTTGACGATGCCGAGGTCGACCGGCTGGTTGGAAAATTCCGCGGCAGCGTAGATTGCCACCAGCCTGGCAACGGTCTCGAACAACAGGTTCGGGATCTCGTTGCGGTCGACAATGGTGATGATCTTGCCGACCTCTTCCAACACGTCATCGATGCAGCGGTCGATGGTGTCATGCTCGACCGCGCCCAGGGCCTCCCCAGGCACATAGCGCCCGAGGATCGCCGCGGCCTTGTTGATCAGCTCGTCTGACGTGTGGGAGAGCGGCATTTACTTGTGCTTCTTGTCGCCGTCTTGGTCGTGGGGCTGTTCGTGGGGTTTCGGCGCGCCTTTGCCGCCAGGGTTGAACACCGGGTTGTTCTTGATCTTCTCGGCGATCCGATCGGACACCTCGATGTCTTCCGCCTTGCCGTCGAAGAAGGTGTGGCCGAAAGCTTCCGTCACCTTGCTGTCGCCCTCAGGCGCCTTGTAGATCACGCTGATTTTCTGGGTCATGGTGCTGTCCTCCAGGCTCGCAATTGCGATGCCGTTGTTTCATGTGAAATGAGCGGTCCCACCGGGACC